CATCAATGACTGAATGGATTGACGAGAGAAAATTAAAAGCACTTGGTGATTTTGATTACTCTTTAAAGAACAAAGATTATGAAGCAACTTTATCAGTTGACAGAAATTCTCTTAAAGATGATAGACTTGGTGCGGTTCAAGTAAGAATCAATGACCTTGCTGTTAAAGCGAGACAACACCCAAGAACACTATTCTTTGAGGCGCTAATTGCTGGTACTTCTGCTCTTTGTTATGATGGTCAACCATTCTTTTCTGCGTCTCACAAAGATTCAGATGCATCTGGAGTACAGACTAACCTTAAGGCTGGTTCAGGTGTTACACTTGCCAACCTTAAAGCTGATATTGAAGCAGCTGAATCTCAAATGAGATGCCTTCTTGATGATGCAGGTGAACCATTTGATGAATCAGAAATCAAAATCGGTATCGTTTGTCATCCTGATTTAATTCAAAAGTTCAGAGAGCTAAATACTCTTGTTCAAATTAGCTCTTCAAGTAACGCTATGAAAGGAAGAATTTCTGTAATGGCTGACTCTTGTAGACTTAAAGCAGCTCCAAACACTTGGTACTTTGCTAACGTTAACGAAGGTGTTAAGCCTTTCATTAGACAAGTAAGACAAAAGCCAGAGTTTAGCTCTTTAGAGGGTGAATCTGACAACGGCTTCCATAGAAAACAATACCATTATGGTGTTGATTCTAGAGAAGTTTTTGGTTATGGTTTATGGCAAAAAATGATTAAAGTTACAAACGCATAATTTTAATAGGGGGCTTCACGGCCCCCACTCTTATAAGGAAACATTATGAAAAGATTATTAAAGATTGGAAGACGTCATGGAAGTGGTAAATTTAGATTAGGAAGTCACGTTATTACTATGACTCCGACTGTATATGACCTAAATAAAGAAGAAGAAAAAGAACTTCTTACTGAAGGCCCTGCACATTGGATTGTTGAAGTAAAAGAAGAAGTTAAGAAAAAAGAAGTTAAAAAAGCACCTAAAAAAGAAGATAAATAAATATGAGTGGTTGGAGTTTAATAAATGAAATTAACGCTTGGCTAGTTGAGGGGTTTGGTAAATCGGCCAAGCAACAACTACTAGTGGTTGATGAAAACCAAAGAAGTAATGTGAGCGCAATGGCCACAATGAAATTTTGGGAAATGAAAGGCCTAACAATAACAGATATAGAAAACACTTTTAATTTTGATTTTGTTGTAACTGATGCATGTATTCCAGTTATCACCAATGGTCAATTTGTAGTATTACAAAGGTAACTAATATGACTATTAATCATAAGGATATAACTTTAGAGGCGCAGATACATGTTCCTAAAGGCATGAGTGAAGCAGCTATAAATACCATACCAAGTAAAAATAGTAGTGGAAATTTAGAATGGATTGATAAAGATACAGTAAGTGGTCCTCAAGGGGTACCCGGCCCTCCCGGTACGATAGCAAAGCTAGAAGTGGTTGACGCTGCACTACCTACTGAATTAAATGCATTATCTGATGATGATTTTGGTGAAACAATTATAGTTAGTCAGGTTGTTGTTGGCGGTTTAGATATTCAAACGCTTTATGTGTGGGATGTAAATGTTACCACTATACCAGAGACTATGCCATACCTAGTATCATCTTCAAAAATTAATGGTTTTTGGGTGGCAGGTTCCGGTGCATATGCTTTTTCTGGACCTATTAGTACGTTCACTCAAGAAAGATTTATAAATGCAACAGAACAAGAGACCGTTGCATATTCTGCATCAACAGGTATTTTAAAACCAAGTACAATTTCTATAAATGCAGATACAACTAAAATAGATATTTCAGATTTAACAGGACATATTGTTGATGCATATACCGATCCTGAAAATATAACAGTAGCGGAAGTACACTACGCAGGTGAAACAGCACTATCTTTAGATTATCTTTTAACAGATACACAATCATTTTTTGCAATTCAAAAAGGTGCATTAAATCCATTAACAGGAAAGTATGATGGTGTTGTTGTTCAAAGCAATGTTGAATTTACCACGGAAGAATTAAAAGATAGAATACAAGTAGGCTTTGCAATACATACTGCCAAAACAGTTGTTGAAAGTGTAGGTGATACATTTAGATCAATAGTCAATCCTGCAAATTCTATTGCTGCTTTAGCTAAAGCAATTGGGACACTCAACAAAGGGAATGTTTACTCTCTAAATGGTGCCAATCAACAATTAAATAAAAGTTCTGGAAGTGTTTTCTCATATGGTGCTAACTTAAAAAATAATCCTAAAGATGAACACAATGTACCAACAGCGTCAGTTACAAGTATATTGTTTTTTACAAATTATCAGGACGGTATTGGTGGTTTTACAATAGGTGCATCAACAAACATGGATACATCATTCTGGGATGACGGGTCAGGTACATTACAAGCTATCCCAAATAACCGTTATGCTGCTTTTAGACCGTTTTTGACAGTAACGAATCAAACAATTATGGCATACCCACAAGCGCATTATGCAAGTGCAGCAGATGCAATTGCAGCTTTGGAAAGTGAATCATTTGAAGTAAACCCTGCGCTAAATGAAGTACCCCAAAGAGGTGGTATCATTTTCAAAAAAGGTATTACTGATTTTCAGGCCGCTGAATTAGCAGGTGATTTTCAAGTAATAAATGGTTCTAAATTTGATACAAGTCTTTCAGGTGGTGGGGCAAGTTCAAGTACAACCACGCAACAACAAGCTTATTTAAATAGTTCCCCAAATCCAGAAATTTTAACAGATGCAACAAACGGTGCAATGACTTATCGTAGAGGTTCTGCTTTAGAAACTGACGATGTACTTGAAGTGCAAAACAATGCGGGTACACAAACTTTTGCTGTAAATGGTGAAGGTTCAGTTGGTATTGGTGGAGCAGCGTCTACAGCAGTGTTAACTGTTCACGATAACGGTACTGCATTAAATCCAATTGTATTGATACAAGCTGATGATGCAAATCCTTGGGCACTAAATATTGGTAACACAATCTATTCAGCAAGTGATACACAAGGACTAAAATTTTCAGTTGGTAATGATGGTGATTCCCTAATATATGCAGCGGATAATGCAATTACAGCGGGTAAATTAGAATTGGGTGTTGATAATACATCTAAGATAATTATTGATACTACTGCAGCAAGATTTTCTACACAAGCTTATACATTGGAAACTGCTTTGGTTGCCGGTGCAAATATTGCAACAGATTGTGTTAATGGGAATACTTTTTCTGTAACTTTAAATACTGTTACGGCCGAACTAGATAACCCCTCTGGACTCAAAGCAGGAAGTACCTACCTTTGGAAAATCACCCAAGATGGTGCTGGTGGTAGGTTGCTAACTTTTGGAACTGCATTTAAATTTCCAGGTGGGGCCGCACCAACATTATCAACAACCGCAGGGGCCGTTGATATTCTCACGGGATATTCAGATGGTAGTAACTTGTATGTAAACATGGCATTAGATTTTAAATAAAACTAGGAATTAAATATGATAACTTTTCCGTTTACATTATTTAGTGGTGGTTTTGAGAATGTTTACTCTACAGAATACAATGGAGTGGACGAGTGGACAAATTTTGCACCTAATTCAATTGTAAATGACTTATCCGTTTTTGCATGGGTTAATATTCCAAACAACACAGCAACTAGAACTATAGCAGCTAATTACCATAGTGGTATTGGTCAACGTGCATGGTCTTTAAGTATTGACGCATCTGGAAGTTTAAGATTGAGAATGTCGAGTAACGGAACATCAGATGCAAAAGAAATCCACACTACTTCATTCAATGTAGAAAATAATGGATGGCACTTTGTAGGGTTTACTTATAACACTGCTAACCAAGCGCAAATTTATGTCGATGGTGTTAAAGAGACTACATACTCGGGTACTGATGGTGCTATGACTGATATTCATAATTCGACTACTGACTTTTCTATCGCTGCTTTAAGAAATGGTAGTGAGAAATATTTGGGCGATATTGATGAAGTGACAGTTTGGAAGAATACAGTTCTAAGTGATGCAAACATAGTCACCCTTTATAATTCAGGCGTACCGATTGACCCAGCAACCTTATCGACAAGTGCAACACTTTCAAACTGGTATCGTATGGGAGACGGAGATAATGCTACAACTATTTTTGATAATGTAGGAAGCATAAATGGAACTCATATTAACACTCCTATATACACGACGGACGTTCCTTTATGAAATGGATAATAATAGACCAAGACTCAATTACTACTCCTATCCGTGGTGGTAATATCGAATCAAATTTAAGCAATGGTCAAGCAGTATTAAGAGTCAATGAGGAAAATGAATCATACTTAGTATCTTATAAGAAATATAGCGCCCAAGAAATAATGGAGCTAAATCTTGAATCAGTGATCAAGTTTGAAAGCTTTTCGCCTAGAGCATACAAGAATCAACCATTCAAAGATAAGTTCTACGAGGACGGTTCTAAGCTATATGAACGGATACACGGTACCATGGACATGATTGCCGGAGACACTACATCGACAATTAGAATACAAGTACCCTATTTAAGATGTTTCTTCACTGAAGCTGAAATAATAAATTCATTCCCTTGCTCGACAGTAGACTTTTCATTCCAAGTTAAAGTTGGTGAGGACACATATGTAGATGTATTTCAACATGGTTTTTCAGTTAACATGGGTGAGGGGACGTACAAAAGAAAGTCTGACTATGAAGCGGAATTAACTGATACACTTTATATCGCAGCGACAATAACTAATAAAGATCCAAACCCTAGGTGTTATGGATTAAATATAATTTTACACGAGGCCGTATAATGAGTTTAACAGTAATATTTATTATCGTGATGGTTGTACTGATAACAGTATTTGACGTTTGGATAATTGCCAAAAAAGGTAAAACACAATCAATATCTGCAGTGATTATTAGATCAAGTAAACAATATCCTTTAATCACTTTATTGGTTGGTATTTTATTAGGCCATTTATACTGGTCTATGAAAACAATAGACATATATGGGAAGTGCCAGTAATGGAATTTAATGTTGATAATATTATTTATGTAGGGGTTATTTCAATCTTATTTGTTTCAGGAATTATGGGATTAGTATTTCTTAACTACATTAAAAAGGTGTTGGCAAATTTGGAAGATGTAAATCAAATAAAACCATTGGTTGATAAAGTTGCTCTATTAGTTGAAAAAGTTGAAAAGGTTTTTATAACTTTGGAAATTACTAAAGAGACACATACACTAGAAATAAGTATGATTAAAGAACAGATAAAAGATATATATGACAGACTAAACAAGGCAGGTATGTAATGAGTTATGCAACGGTTGACGAAGTTAAGTCAATGTTTAGAGATTTTACAGATAGTTCTGATCCTGCGGTTACAGACGCTGAAATCACTCTTTTCTTAGATAATAGTACAGGTATAATCGATGCCAAAATAGGCACTTTATATACTTTACCCGCAACACTAATTGACAACCCTGTTTCATTCAGCATCCTTAAGCAGGTACAAATGTTTATGGTTGCAAGTGTTATTGATGAAATATTAAATTCATATGGTGAAGCTGATAAAAAGCCCGCATGGGGAATGAAAGCTGAGCAGCTTATGGATTCTCTTGTTCCTGGGATTGATCCTAAAACCTGTAAGCAGTGTGAACCAACTATGAAATTGCCTGATTTGGTATATGTTGGAACTTCAAGCCAGAGAGGAAAAATGACAATTAGTAAAACTTCTGGTACAATATTTGTAAAGGGTGCGGACAACTGGTAAACTATGGCTAACGTATTTGATTGGGAAATTGAAAATAAGGAAGCTTTTGACAGAGGGCTTGAGAGACTAGGGAGAACCACTAGTGATTTTCGTATACCCCTGACTCTAATTGGGAATGATTTCTATAAGTCTCAAAAACAATTGTTTCAATTAAAAGGGCCGGGCCTTTACAAGGATTTAGCCGATTCTACTAAGAAACAAAAAGCTCCAAATGTTTATCCGATACTTGTTGGTAAAACAGGAGACTTAGCAGCATCAACATTAAGTAAATCACATAAGTTCTCTTTATATTTCCTAGGAAAACAAGAGCTCTTAATAGGTACAACTGTACCCTACGGAAAGTTTCATCAGAGTGACAAGCAGAGAACAAAGATACCTCAAAGAAAGTTTATCTTTATTACAGGCGGTGCGGGTGATAAGTCCGCTGATTCTGGTATCAATGGAAGAAAAGAACGTTGGCTGAATATAATGAATGACCACGTTCTACAGGTTACATCGGGAGCAGTACTATGAGTTTATATGACGAAGAAATGGTGATTAATGATTTAGAAGTTTTATTTAAAGCTAAACTAAACACTGAGATAGATTTAATAAATACAGAAAAGAGTAGCGTTCCTGGTGACCTACTTTACATTGAAAATATAGCTGATGACAAATATATCTTTGAAACGCTAGACGATAGCATCAAAAACTTCAAAGGTTTTTTCATTATGTATGGACTTCAAGAAACTCCTATTAGAGATGCCCAACTGAATAATTATATCGAGGATACGACTATAACTTTTCAGGTAGCAACTTTCGATAGGGGAAATAAAGCCAGAGCAAACGATATGTATAAATTATTACGATATAGAAAAGCGCTAAAGAGGGTTATCATGAAAAACAGTGATGTATTTCACGGTTATGCTAAGCCTCTTATTGGAAGCCTCAATCCAAGTGCATTTCCATATGACAGTCGTAATGTAATTCTCACAATTGGCATAGATATCAAAGCCTCGATGACAGCTAATTAAAGGAAACAGTATGAAGAAAGAATTTAAGGAAGAATCGAAAAAAGAAAAGAAATTAGTAGCTCTTAAAGATTTTAAATTTTCTGATGGTAGGAATATTTATGATCTTAAAAAGGGTGAAGCAATTGACGTTCCAAAAAGGTTCATTCCAAACTTAAAAACAGAAAACGTTATTAAATAGGAAGGTATTAAATGAGTTTTGGTTACAATAGAATAAATTATGGTATCCATTCGATCTGTCCTTTTAGAATCACTGATGGTTTACCATATGGTATTTTAAAAGTTCTAGGTGGTGGAACATTGACAATGGCGTCAGAATTTGAAGAGCTTTTTGGTGGTTCAAACAAATTTGCATGGGCAGTTGAAGCAAAAACTATTTCTACGGAATGGGTTGCATCAGTTAAGTCTATGCCAGATTTTATGTTTGAATTATTTCTTGGCGCAAGTGTTGCAACTACTGCTGCATCTGCTCTTGGTACAGTTGAAGCTCTTGTTAATGTTAACGGTGTATCTGTTCTTGATGCTACAACTGGTATTGCATCAGTTGCTTTAAAAACATCAAGTGAAGCAGATTTAAAAGACGGTCAATATGTTGTATTAGCAGTTTCTCCTACAACAGTTGATATCTACGCTTTAACTGATATTGAATTTAAGAAACTTGGTGCTGCAAATGAACTTGCATACCAAGATGATTCACTAAAAATTAACGCAACTCCACTTACAATTACTATGAGTGCAGCTACTGAGATTCTTGGTCTTGGTGTTGAGCTTACAGGTGGTTCAGGAACTATCGGTATGACTGTTGGTGAAACAGCTAAATTTAGCGTTTCATCTGCTCATGATGGTTTATCTGAAATTTCAATTGGTTCAAGTTCAACTATATTCCCAGAACACAGACAACTTTGCCTTGGTCAAACTCGTGCAGACGGTTCTACATTTGAGTTAGAATGTAAGCGTGTTGTTGGTAGTGGTATGCCAATTCCTTTCGAGGAACAAACATTTGCTATACCTGAATTAAGTATGAAATTGATTCAAGATTCTGCATCTGATACAGTTGCAATCGTAAGAGCTAAAAGAGGTCTTGGAAGCTAGAAAGTTTCAAGGATGAAACACTTGCTTTCAAGTAGTGTTTCCCACTGGCCCGGTACTCCATTTACCGGGCCTTCTTTTATTAAGCTGCTTTTTTATTAAGTAACATCATTGGTTTAATTTCTAAAATGTCCGAATCTTTATGTTCATACACAAAAATTATCGCATCCCTTTCATTTGAAAATGTTTTAACATGCATCCAATTATCATTAACAACATAATAGACACTATAAAACGGTTCCAAAGGTATATCTTTACATTCTGAAACTAAAACATCTGCAATACTTTTAACTGACTTTTTCATTTAATCCCCCTTATTTGTTTTTATTATAACTGTTTTCTTTAAGCTGCTTAAGTGCCACATTTAAAATATCAATCATAGCTTGTGGCGGTTGTACCTTTGAATTTTTAGCATATGCCAAATATGCTGTATGTTCTTCGCTTAGTTGTTTTTCATACCCTTTAAGGTTTTTAATTAGTTCTTCAATTTCTTTTTGGTTCTTCATTTTAATCTCCCTTTAGTTTTAGAATTATTCATATAGAACGCCAAGTTAGTCTGGGTATTTTTTCTTATAAGCTTTTTACCCACTATACCTATTTCAGTATGATAATCATCATTCGAATCGGCCTCAAGCATACATAACCCTGCATGAATTATTTCTAAATCGTCTTGAGTTAAGTATATTGTTATACCTTTTAATTTTTTAGACATCCTCCCACCCTTCCTTTTCAAAGTCCTCTCTTCCGGGGACAAAGTTTAAAGCTGCATATAACAGGTATTCCGACACGTTTCCGTCACAATAGATATTAGCCTTTTGCTGAATCTTATTATGCTCGGGTATCGTACACCTAGTAGCAACCGTTGAATTCTTTTCTTGTTTAGCTTTTTTAAGTCTCATTTTTTTTTTCTCCCTTTTATAGTATTAAAAACCACATTAAAAATATTTCAATCATTCTATTTATCTTAGCGAGTAACTTCTTCATTAGGATTTTCCTTTAGAACGTTTAGCGTTTGTATAATACCTTTATAAGTCGGTGTGTGAACGTTACAAATATCTAACGCTCCATCACCAGCCGAATATACCGCTCTTGAAATCATTCTATGTTCTATCGTTAAAACTACCTCATAACCACTTATCTCAAACTTTATACATTGGTATCTTTTCGTATCTAACACTTGCTTATCTATATTATTATCATTAAGCCATTTATTAAAAGTTTTCATTATAAGTCTCCTTCAAAGTCATCTATGGCATCAGCTATATAATTTACTAGTTCTATAAGACTTATAGTTTCCTGCTCTTCTTCTTCCATAAGATCTAATATATGATCCATTACATATTCAATACAAGCTGCCGTTTTCATACTAGTACAACCTTTTTCACCAGGAGTAAGATCACTAAAGTACCCTTCAACTGATTTAATATTAAATTCAAATTTATTCATGTTGTGTCCCTTTGTTTAAGTTGTTTTGTTAATACTATGATGCACCGTGTTGAGCAATTTGTACAGCCTTTTGTGGGACTATATCGTGATTTGAAGCAATTACAAGCATTTACAGTATAACAAAGTGTTTAGCACAAAGTTGAGCTAAATACTTATTTGCCTATCACGATAATAAGTTTACTATTAATATATATGGCTTACTCAGTTGAGGACTTAAATCCTAAAAATCCAGTACTTAAAATAGATGATAAGGAAATAGTAATTTCTTTAATCACTTTAAATATACAAGTTGAACTTGCTGAAACTTATGGGTCCTTGGAAATTGCTTTCAAGTTACTTCAGAAACAGCCTGTTGAAATCATTAAATTGATATGGGTCCTTATTAAAGACAAGAGTATATTCGATTATAACTTTGAAGTATATCAGGAGTTTATATTTAAAACAGCTGAAGGAACAAACACTTGGGCCAAAGATATGAAAAGATGTCTTGATTCGTCTATATATAAGTCTATGCCAATGATCAAGAATCTCAAACGGCAGCGCCAGATCAGAGATATGAAGTCCCCAGAAAATGATACAAACGAAATTTGTTATGCGTCATACTTTGATATCGTCGCTTCGCGATATGGAGCTTATACTTTGGAACAATTCTACGAGTTAACTCTGCGCCAAGTTCATATATTCCTAAAGACTATTGATTCTAAGAAATATGATGAGCTCGAAATACAGGCTGCATTGCTTGGGAAGAAACTTCAGCCTAAGATGGAATTTAACGATATCAGTGAAGAGCAAGAAGAACAGCAAGAAGAGCAGGCTATGAAAGCTCTAAAAGAACTTCAAGCAGAATACTTAAAAAATAAAGGCGAATAAATGGCAGATAATTCCTTATTTATAAAGATTAACGGTTCAGCGAAAGATTTCATTTCTGAACTAGATAAAGTTAAAAAGAAAACCAAAGACCTTGAGAATGTTCTCGGTGCAGTTGCAAAAAGCAGTGCAATCGCTTTTGCAGGTTTTGCAACAGCAATTGCGTTAACTACAAATGAATTTATTAAATACGAGAAGGCTTTGGTTGGTGTTGGTAAAACAACAGATATTGAGGGTAAGAAGTTAGATGCTTTCGGGAAACAGTTCCAAAAGCTATCTGCTGAAATCCCGATAACAACAAATGAACTTCTTGGTATAGCACAAGCGGCCGGGCAATTAGGAGTTAAGGGCGAAAAAGACCTTTTAAAGTTTACGGAAACGATTGCTAAGTTAGGTGTTGCTACGGACTTAACAGGTGAGCAAGCTGCGACAAGCTTAACTAGAATATTAAATGTTACCGGAGAGTCGATAAGTTCTATCGATACCTTTGGTTCTGTTATCGTTGAACTTGGTAACAACTTTGCCGCGACAGAATCTGAAATCGTTAGGATGGCAACAGAAGTCTCGAGAGCAACAGCTGTTTTCGGAGTATCTGCTGCTGAATCAGCTGCGCTAGGTACAGCTTTAAAATCAGTTGGTGTACAAGCTCAACTCGGTGGTTCCGCTGTTGGTAAAGCTTTTAGAACAATAGATAAGAGTATAAGAGAAGGTGGTGCAAGTCTTACCGCCTTAGAAAAGATTACTGGACAAACAGGTGAGCAGCTTAAGAAAACTTTTGCTGAGGATTCTGTTGGAACATTCCAAACGTTCATCGAAGGCTTAGGAAGAATCGCCAATGAAGGCGGATCAACCGCGGCCGCTTTAGAATCGTTAGGTTTAAAAGGTGATGAGATAAATAAAGTACTTCCAGTACTTGCCAAAAACAGTGAACTTGTTGGAGCAGCACTTGCTGCGGCGTCCAAAGAAACAAAGAATGCAACAGCCTTAAATAAAGAGGCTGAAAAAGCATTTAATACTTTAGGTGCTGAAAAAGAGAAACTAATTAACGTCGCTACAACCTTGGCAACAACCATAGGTGAAGAGCTCGCGCCAACAATAAAAGAAATTGTAATTGGATTAAAAGATTTTATCCAAGGCATAAATGACGGTGATGGAGCTCTTGTTAGAAACGTCGCGACCTTCCTAAAGTGGGGCGCAATCATATCAGGCGTCATCGCATCGGTTGCCACATTTGCTTTAGGTGTAATAAAAATATCTGCATTGATAGGTGCTTTTTCTGCAGCGGTATTACCTGCAACATTTGCATTAAGCGCATTTTGGGTTGCTTTAACAGGGCCAATCGGTTTGGCAGTTGTCGGTATCGCCGCAGTTACAGCGGGGATTGTTGCACTTGTTAATGCCTCAAATAGTGGGGAAGAACCAAAGACATTGGTGCAGATTACAAATTCTTTAAAAGATCTAAATGAAGAACGTGAACGGCTTGAAAAGAAT